ACCTTTCACCTGAGCCCCACCGAGAAAGAAGTCGTGTATGAATACTTTGATACCATGATTCATTACTGTCAGGAGTGGAAAGATATGAAAAACTATGTCGCTACCTGGGAAGTAAAATGATTCAAACAAATTTCGATCCTTTATGTGGAAAGAAAGTCACTATCGGTTCAAACATGCTGTATGTCAAGCCTTTTCAATGGGTGTCGCAAGATTCGAAAACCGAGGAGGGAGAAAAGTTTGGTATCATCGTATTTGGCCATACACCAGATAACGAGACCGTCGCTCTGAACATCTCGGATGTAGAACCATGGTTGCACGTGATTTTACCAGATGATATTCCTCAAGCAATTCTAGAGTCTTCTTGTCGTGATATCTTCAATGAACTCGTCAGGAAACTCGCCAAGGATTCTCACTCGCCCACGCGTTATGAGATCAGCATGCGCCTACCATTTTATTACTACACGGTGAAGGAAAGTGTCTGCATGAAGCTCCACTTTCCGACAGAGAATGCCGCTCGTCATTGTGCCAATCTTTTGAAGTGGCCAGTGAAGAACTACAAGCTCACTCCAGTAGAGATAGACTTCAAGCTCGGACATGTAGAGAGATTTCATGCCGAGCTTAATTTGAGGCCTTGTGATTGGATCCAGGTTGAAGGAGTGTTATTGCGATCTGATGATCCTTCTCGCGTCACCACTTTGGGAAAAGAGTATGACGTTCAGTGGAAAAGTGTAGTGGTACTTCCGATCGAACAACAGGCCAAGCTCGGGAATACAAAACCGAGTATCCTCGTGTTTGATTACGAAATGTACTCTGCTCGTAAGTACGCATTTCCCGAAGAGTTGAACTCTACTGATTGCATCTTCATGGGAGCACTTTTGTTCATCTACTATGACAATCAGAAGAAGGAATATGCCGTCAAAGAATACTGCCTCGTCTACCATCCGAACATCAAGAAGAATCAGATAAGGCCAGTTCCGTATACAACTCTGAGACGAGTGACGAACCAGCAGTATGAAATTGGGGAAGATACTAGTCGGCAGGTAGAGTTGCTATGGTTTGACAATGAGCTTGACCTCGAGAATGGCGTGGAGGATAAGATAGTTGAGCTCAATCCTGATTGCGTGGTGGGACACAACTCGAACGGCTTCGATTTCAAATACCATAAGGTCAGAAAAGGTCGCATGCATGAGAGATTTCGAAATCTCTCGAGAATTGCTACCTGGATCCAAGGATTCAAGCACATTGAATGGTCATCGAGTGCCTACCGAAACATCGAGTTGGACGTACCGGATGGTGCAGGTCGTATTTACTTTGATACGCTCTTGATGGCCAAACGTGACCTCAAAGAAGATTCATACGGTTTGGACTCTCTGTGTCAGACGCATATGGGCATCGGGAAGCATGACTGGACCGCTCAAAACATTTTCGAATCGTTCGAAGAAAGTGATCCAGAAAAGTTGCGCAAAACGATAGTCTACTGTCTGCGCGATGTTTGGTGCACCTGGGGACTCTTCGATCACTTCAACTATTTTCCATCCTATTCTGGCATGTCGAGTGTGATCGGGATACCAATCTTCGATCTCTTTTCGGAAGGACAGGGTCGCAGAACGGTCACCCAGGTTTTCAAAGAATGTTTCAAACGAGGATATTACTTGCAAACCGTCGATATTCCTGCCAGAAAAATTGCTGGCGGTCATGTGTTTCCTCAAAATCCTGGACTTTATGAGTGGCTTTGGTTGTACGACTTTGAAGGCCTATATCCCTCCATCATGGATGCCGACAATATCTCCAACGATACTTACGACGAGTACAATCGTGCCGCGGATGAAGACTGCAATATTTACGAGTGGGAAGATGACGAAGGCAAGTGGAAGACACGTTTCGTCAAGCCGCATCTCCGTCAAGGCATCATTCCGGTCATCTTGCGTTCTCTGAAGGCCTCTCGTAAAGCTAAGAAAGATATCATGGCCTCTTGCCAAAAGTCGGGAGATAAAGTTGGCGAAATGAATGCCAACGTGGAACAAAACAGTTACAAAGTCTCGATGAATTCTATTTACGGAGGGTTGGCACAAGGTGGCGGCAAACTTGGTTTGACAGCCGCAGGAGCAACTGTTACTTATAGAGGACGTTGTTTGGCCAAACAAGCTGCTGCCTGGGTGGAGAAAGAAGGTTATGAAGTCGTGTATGGCGATTCAGTGACCGGAGAGATGCCCATTTTGCTCAGACTGAAGGGAAACATAGTAGTCCAAATCTCGATCGAAGCGCTATACAACAATTGGTCCGATGTGATACCAATCGAAGACACAACAAAAGAACCAAAAGAGTATCGTCTGGTCAAAGATTTTGAGGCTTGGAGTGATCTAGGTTGGACACCTATTCGCAACGTCATGAGACATAAGACGGCCAAGAAGATTTATCGAGTAGAGACATTCGATTCTTACGTTGAGGTGACAGAAGATCATTCCATGTTGTTGGCTGATGGAACTCCCATAACACCCAAAGAGTTGAAAATCGGAGACAAGCTTCTAGTTTCTCATCCGGATACATCTCTGCGCTTGAATTCTGAGCTCTTTCCTCTCAAGCAGAATATAGTTCTCATCATCAGACAACTGGAACAAACTGATCGCTATGTCTATGATCTCACCACAGAGAATCACCACTTTCAAGCCGGTGTTGGAGGCATCATTGTCCACAATACAGATTCCATCATGATCAGGAGAATTGCACCTCTTTCCGAAGATGAGAAGAGAAACTTCGAGCAACTAGGAAGGGACTTTCTCAAGCGATTGAATGAGGCCAACTTCAAGCAACCAATCGGCATGGCGATGGACGGTACGTTTCGCACATTCCTCACGCTCGAGAAGAAGATGTATTCTTACGTGAAGTGGGATAAGGACAATCCTCTTGGCGTCACGGCTCGAAACTGGAATTCTAAAGGCATGGTAACTGCTCGTCGCGATTCTTGCAAAATGATACGACGTCACTACAAACGTTTGAACGTCATGATTACAACCTTGTGTCCTGTCGAGGATGTAGTTTTGGTTCTGTTTGATGAAATCAATCGCCTCCTTTATGGCAAACTAGAAGTGGAAGAAATGGTCACCATCAAGGCTCTCGGATCTGATTACGCTAAGCAAAACATTCCGATGGCTATTTATAGTCGTCACTTGGCAGAAGTTGGTATGAACGCTAAGCCAGGCGATCGTCTTCCTTTTGTTTTCAAGATGAACCCGAAAGGAAGACGTGCTGGAGATTACTATGAAGACCCAGAGATTTTCGTTCGAGAAGGAATGGAGTTCAACAGAATGATGTACTTGGAGTCTCAATTCGCGAACAAGTTGGATAAACTTCTGCATGTCGCATATCCGAGAGTGATTCCTCCCGAATTTCTAAGCAAGTTGAAAGATTCCATGTCGTGCAATCCGAATGCGTCAGTAGAGGAAGTTTTGACTGGCATGATGATCAAATGGATCGAGACACAATAAACAGACTTGATGTTATAACATCTTGTCACCATGATAGACTCAAAGAGGAAGAAGCATTACTTAGCAACTGTTCTTCCTCCCGCGGTCTTGCTTCCCACCAGAGAGTTGAAATTGGTTCCTACAGTGGAACTAGCTTGTGTTGGCTGTTGACCTTGCTCTGGATTCTTCTTGCGCGATGAAATGAGTGCCAAAACAATGATGATCATGGCGATGACTATGAAGATTCCCATGCCTCCTGCAGTGATGGCATTACTCTGAGTTGCTTTCTGAGTTTGATCTGCTTTGGCAATGGCGATATTCTTCATGATACAATCTGCCTGCGCGTTTCCATTCTGAGTGAAGGCAATGTTTCCAGTCGTTGAGTTGCGCGCATAGATCATGTTGTTTGATTGCAAGTTGTCAACATTGGCATTGCAAATCGTATTCATGATCTGTTTGATCTGGTTTTTAGTATCTTGCACGGAAATATTGGTGGCGATGGACATCGCGTTCAGGCCTCCGAACAAAGTCGATGTGTTCGCATTTGATTGATCTGCTGCTTGTAACTGTGTTACCAAGTTATCTAAAGTTGTGCTAATAGAACAGCTGGCATTTGCTGTACAAGTTTGATCAAAAGTAATGTTACCAGTTGTCGAACCATCGAGAAAGATCGTATTTCCCGACTGAACGTTCGAACAGCTAGCTACGCAACTTTGATTGGCTTCTTGATACGTTTCATTGAGTTGTTCTTGACTGACCACATTGGTCTGCGCGGACATAAAATTGCCCATGGTTTACCGATATATTCGCGGTGCAATGTGAGCACCTCTACGAAAGTCAGCGAGGACCAAAATGTATAAGAAGTCTGAGCTCCTTTTTCTGCGCAGGAAGCTATAGTTCCTAGCGGAAGAATTTACTAGCTAATGAAATTAAAAATCGTCTCGAAGATGACCTAGAGTTGCGGGAACAAACCATTTCGATAGTTTGTATAACTCATGTTCAATCAAAATACTCTGCACATATAGTGCATCGTATGTATTCAAATGTTCTTCACTCCTTCGTTCGGTGGTTCTACGAAAGTTCCCTCTCCGATCCCAGTATTCTCGAAAAGAGGATTGTTACGAGTTTGAAGGCGAGGACGAATACCTGCAGCTGTCAACATTGAAATCAGGCGCATTCCAGAGTATGGTACAGTGACGGCTTTTGGTACGACAGGTTTGCCTCCGCAACGATCGCAGACAATATTGGCAGTGTGGGCAACTCGATAGCATTGCTCCCCGCAACTACCGCAGAGTAGGACATCATATTTGTCGGCCGCTGTCATGAATCGTTCCGCTAAGTAATCCATTGCTCCATGCGCAAGGAGAGCAGAATGACTGAGCTCTCCGCTACGAACCGCTCCCCCGACAGCCTTTCCTTTGGCAGCACTACGAGAACTAATGGACATCGAACCTTGATCACGAACTTGATACTTACTCTCAGTCAAATGTCGCAACTGCATCCAATAAACTGGGGCGGCAAAGATCGTCACAGAAGATTGTTCACCAGTCATTCCATCAATCATCTTATATTTGCCCTTGCTGGCAAAACCACGCGACTTCAAGATTCGCTTAATCTTCTGACGATCAGGATTGCGAAAAGCCGTAGCATCCTTGAGTTCTTCTGCTTCATCTTTTGGCCAGGTCTCGGGAAATCGAAACATGTACAATGGGATGATCGTCTCGAGATTCTCCAAGTACCAAGCAATTTGCAAGTTATCTGGTAGTTGAGAGAAAAGAATGGCGCGTTCCTTTGTTTTGAGCACCGAGACATACTCTTCGGTTGGAACAATGAAGTCTTCCTCGGCAACATTCTTGGAAATCACTAGTCCATACACTTGGATCCAACCTTGTTTCTTTCTGCCGGCAATCTCTTTCCCGTACTGTTGCTCCCATCCTCGATCACTACCGAAGTCTACGTTCGATTCTTTTGCCTTCTCGACGGTTCTCTGCGGGGTATTTTTGATCCTCTTCTTGTTTCTTTCATCAGCCTCGATTCTAGACAATAGTTTGAAGCCAAGATTTGGATGACCTGGTTTGATCAAAGCACCGACAAGCGGAATCCAGAAGTCTCGCTTGATTTCATCAGAACGGCGATAATCAAGTGGCTCGCCTTTTTCATCCTTGAGTCCTCGAAACTGGGGAGCAACGTATTCGTTCGCGGGAATTGGACGAAGATCGCCACGATTCCAACCATAGAGATTTTTCACTATGCGGTGAGTGTCTGGAGCGACAATTGCTTGTCCTGCCCACATTTCTGCCATCATACCGGCTGTCATGCGTGAAGTGAAACTGGTCGGGCTGAAAATGACATCAGGAGTGATATTGCCGGCTGGAGTGATGATGTAAGGCATGGCTTCATCAGGAATGACATCTCCTACCACGCCTTTTTGTGCGTATCGGTTGGCGAACTTGTCTCCTTGGCGAGGATAATGCGGGAAGCGAACTACTATCTTCTGTTGTCTTTCTGCACCACTACCGGAAACATCTGTGAGAGTAACAAAACCGCTTCGTTTTCCTGCCAAGCGAAGTTTTTCAACTTCTGAGGTGATCTCTTGTTTGGCACGGTAACGAGCAATGAGCTGCTTCGGCCTGATTAGTACATTGGTCGCTCCGCTGAGCTTCGCAACGCCTTCCGGAAATGGAAACTCTCTGTTTTCTTCCTCCGCGGCAAACTCTCGCGCTCTCAGTTGGTCAATTTCTGCCGTCTTGATATCTTCCTCGTCTTCATCCAGAATGTCCGGAGCTCCGATCTCTCTGCGAACCCGAATGAGACCTTCATTGTAAATCGCCGGGTTATCCTTTTCTTTCTCCTCCTCGTCTCCAACAGTTGTGGCAGCGGTGATCGTATAGGTGTTATAAATGGTGCCTTGCATTCCTCCTCGTTCGAAGAAACTCTTTTTCCACACAGTGGCATCTTCATCAGTAGCTTTCTTTGATTTCACCGCGCAATAAACCATGCTTCCGAAACCTTGCTGGTCCAATCCTAGAATTTTGATGACATCAGTAGTTACGAGCGGCTTGTGGACATAGTTGAGGGTACGAATTTCTGTCTCCAGTCGAGTTCGATAGGTGGCAAACGGAATGGAAAGCGGTTGTCTTGACATGGCAGCATAATAGAGGACACGCGGATTTGGATTCAGTCCTGGAAATGGTTGTGTCGCCACTTCCACAGACATGGCCATATAAGGATCAAGCTCGATGTGTGTAAACTGACGACCCGATTGGCACCCCTTGATGAAATGCGCATAGTTAACCGCTACTTCGAATTCCTGGAATTCACCAGGAGAAACAAACTCTGCTACTTGATGTTGAATCAGTTCGAGAAAACTAATAGGCGGAGTTTCGAGTGTCTCGAGGTGACTGCCCGCTTGTTCGCGACCTTTCTGAGCATTTCGAAACAAGTTGAGGGCCGGAATTTCTTGCTCTCCGGGTTTTCCTGTTACAAGCAAGAGTGGCCTCATTGCTCTTCCCGCATTGGTTCGGATTCGAATCTCCTCGACTTCCTCCCAGTCGTCAATTGTTCTACGAATGTAGACTTCGGTATGAATGCCCAGATCGCCTTTCAACTTGAGTTTGCGCAGATCTTCATACACTTGTTTTGTCCCATAGCAAATAAAGACGTTGTCCAGATAGCATGGCATCACTTTCACATCTCCTGCTTGTCCGCGGGATTCAAATGCTGTATCAGATTCACTCTCAATCGCGACATGCAGAAAGTTCACGATTTCCTTGTAAGCAGAGGGATTATCGCTAGTCACGTAGACACTCAAACAAAGAGATCGATTGAGTCCCACTGCCTCATTATCTGGAGTGTTAGTAGGATCGAAAATTCCATACGTAGTGTGATGAACCCTTCTCGGCTTCTCGATGTTAGAGTTTTTGTTCGCTGGGATGGACGATTTGCGCACCATATTCCACTGACTGAGGATACTTGCCGTCTCATGCATCTGTACTACTCCAGGTCTCTTCGGACCGCCACCATCCAAGCCCCAATTACCGGTACGAAAACTGGATATAAGCTGTGAGGTGACCATGGCGACGCCCATGTTTCTTACTTGTTCTCCGAACTGAGAGTAAGGATATTCGCCATCGATGAGCCACTTCCTGAGCCTCGCTTTGACTTTCCCGAAGCCTTTCTTGACGAGGACGCCTATCTCCATACCGGCGGTTGCCAACTGTTGTTCTTCCACGCTGTCACGATCATCGAGAGCTCTGACACCCGCATAGCATTTCACATACTTGACTAACATTTGGACTAGTGCAGTAAACTTGGGGTATATCGTGATTTCATTAGGTCCTTCATACTCGGGACAAATCACGTGAGGCATGAATTGAGAATCAAAGAGCATCTTCAAACGATTCACACTGAAGATCATGTCGTTTCCGACAGCTCCCTTAGTGAAGCTATGCAAGTAGGAAATGAAGTCTGCATCACTCTCGATATCATCAGCTTTGTAGGATCTCGCATTTTCGATAGTATCCAAGAGTTGCTCAACGACGCGACGATATGTAGTAACAGTACCGCTCTCTTGTTGTTCAGCGCTGGTGACATCGAGAAGAGTACGATTGAATTCCGTGAACATCGCCCTGGTGGAGACACCATCTTCCAGAGGTTCCGCATCCGATCCGTACTTATTGAAGTGGTGCCAGATTACGTAAAAGCGAAACACCCAGAAAACATTAAAAGCTGGCTTGGCTTTTGCCGTTCCGGTCTTCTGCGGGATTGCATCATCTTTCATAAAAGGCATGATCATGAAGCAAATCTTGGCGTCTTTGATATCGCTCTTGCCTGCTGGGACTGCGAATTTTAGCTTGATGAGATTCGACCTTCTCGAATGTGTAGAACAACGAAGATCGCAAACAACGACGGGCTCCTTGCTTGGCGACTTTTCTAAAACACAACGCGGTTCATTGTGTGAAGACTTGATTTGAGTTACGAAGGCTTTCTCTTTCCCTACCATGATGAAGTTCGAGAGAGGATTCAGATCGCATTCCTGAAATTGATTCCATCTTCGCTTCGGAATGTTGGCTATGTTCAGCCAATCCCAGTGACTACCGGTCATCAGCGGAATGTCGAACAGGTTGACGTTTTTGATGATCACGGGTTCCACCTTTTTGCCACCATCTGTTAAAGATATGTTCAGGCTAACGACCTTCTCACGAATGTAACGATCGGGAGGAATATCTGCATTCTGATCGTCAGTATCATTCAGAAGCAAATCGCCTCCACCCTGCACACGTTTTTTGTACTCATAAATGTAGATGTCTGCATAAATCGAGAGCATATAGTTTTTGCCTCTCTGGCGAGCTTTAGCAGCAGTCAACCATGATTCTTGCGGTATCCCACCATACATCTTGACCAGAGCTTCATGAAGTTTCTCGTTCTGTTCTTTCTTCTTGGCGGCAATTCTGGCAACAATCTCGAGCTCGATGTTTTTCACGTTGTAACTTTTGGATGGTTCTCCTTTTAAGTCAATGACAAGTTGATGCATAGCATCGTCGAATTCTTTCTTGAGTTGAGCCACTATTTCCTCTCCTTTTTCGATAATTGCTGTGACTTTTTGTGCGATCTCTTCCTCGAGCTCGACGTTTTTCACGTTGCGAGACTTCGATGATTTTCCTCCTTCGTAAATCTTTTCTGCTCTTTGTGCGGCATCACTTCTGGCATCGGCGATTTCTTTCTCTAGCTCGTCTGCAAGTGTTTTCTGATAGTCTCCCAAGTCTTCGAGCATTTCGATTTCATCATCTTGTTGCTTGATGAGATCGGCCGTGAGATTACTGAGAAATAAACGCGTCTTCTTCTCGTTAATTCCCGCACGCAGAGTCAAGATTACGATCTCGTGTTCGCGAGTAGCCTCTTCTACCTCTTCCTCATCGAGTTCTTTCAGTAGCTTCTTGAAATCAGCCTCAAGCTTGACAATTTGCTTCTCAACTTTAGCGGCTTCTTCCAGCTCTGCTATATCTTCTGCCAATTCTTCACTATGTTTCTTCTTGAGTTCCTCAATTTTGGCGACATTTGGTAGTGGCATGATGCTTCCTTCATATGGCGGCACTGGTAAAATATGTCTGAACCTCACCATTCCGAACTTTTGAGGCGTCTCGTAGAAGAGCGGAACTTCCAACGTTTCGCGCAATCCATTGATGACCATGTCATTGTACGGATCGATTATCGTTTTGTTGAGAGGTTGATATCCAAAAAAGCTGAAAGCGATATCTCTGAGCGTTCCCTCCGTTTGTTTCGGGAGCGGAACTTCTTGTGTAGACGCCATGTTTTCCTATTTAGTAATAACAAGCTATAAATTTTTGATTTCTATTTACTTTTACTAATTGTTTTACGAAGAGTGATTACTCCCCGTAACTATTTATTTGCCATAACGTGCACTATACTGCTCACATTCTTGACTAACTTTGCTTTGGGCACCATGGTCAACCTTTGGGTTGCTTCGTATGATCTACCATTATTGCTTTCGCTAGCATACCAATGAAGTACCGATATTGCAATATCGCGTGAACTCGTTCTGTATAACAACGTCGATCTTTGGTAGAGCATCTCAATTAATTCTACCAGCATTGAGATGGGAATATCCACTAGTCCCATGTGATGAGCAATATCTGGTAAAAGATCCGCTGCACTAAGTTGTCGCCTTGGGAATTTCGAATAGAGACCAATTTCGTGAAGAAGATCGTAAAACTCATCTTGAGCCTTTCTGAGTTTCTTTGCGTCAATGCCAAATTTATGCGCGAGGAGGATCGGATCTTTATACACATTGTTTTGCTTGTAAGCCTCATACGTGCACTTGCACATCATCGCTTTTCGCCTTCCTCTTTTTCTCACAATTCCTCTCATTACTGTCATATAGATTTGTGATGCCAGTTCAACAATCTTTTGCGGAATCTGGTATTCTGCAAAATCTTTCACGAGCTGAGCATACTTTTCCTTATATGGATCTCTCCCTACGTCTTGAGATTCGGCATCCACACGAGTGAAACCATCTTCCCCAACAATGTAGGACATTTGTATCAAGAAGATGATACAAATGTTCTTCCTTTTGCCTCGAGGCAAGGGGAAATCTAGTAAGTCAAAAAGGCAACATCCTCGTCAGCGACGAGCATGGTCACCGTTAGAATCGCGAGAGGAACCTCATTGTAAGTACTATCGAGGATCGAAAAACTCATCACGTCTTCTCCAGTGTAGTTTCCACGATAATAAACATTTGTTCTATACTTGAGATCAGCAGGGGTCTTAATGGGAATGAGCAATCCTTGAGGCTTCGCTCCCGTGCATGAAGTATTCACAGAGTATGAATAGTTTGCCTGCGTTTGGATCAGCAAGAAAGCAACAGGATTGTTCCAAGGTCCATCAGAAGGCGTGAAATTGATGTCCATCACTCGCGCAATCCATGATTTTGGATTGCCGTAGTTCACTCTGACAGTCGATCCGGTCGCACTGTTGTAGTGAATCCATTTCTCAAGTGGTGGTGTCTTGTAGCTACTCATGGCCATTTCGTTTCGAGCAAACTTTTTGGAACAATTTCAGACAAATCCTTTGGAGGACTAGTCTTATTTCAATTTGTAAGTAGCAGATTGTGTCGATGATCGTACAATCATGTAGGGATCTTTTGGGTCAGCATTTTGTTCTTTTCCAGTGATGGAATTCTGGAAACTTCCTTCGTAAGGAAGAGTTTCACTTCTCTTGTCTTCAGGAATGAGATCCACGTATGATTGCGGCAAGAGAAAAATGATGCTCCTATCAGATTTCTCATACTTGGCCAAAGCATCGAGAAGAATCTTGATTGCTTTTTGTTGCAACAATCTTATCTTGGGTAGAAATACCAAGAGAGTTCTATTGTCTAAAACGCGCACCCTTTCCGCGAGGATATTGGTATAAACTGTATACAACAGTTCGAGTTCCGTGTTGAGAGCCATGAATTTCTCATTGTATCTTCCATCTTCGTTCAAATAGGTGGAAAGAATTGTGAAACCAAGGCTGTTTCCCTCGAGAAGGTCGCGATATTGTGCGAAGAGTTGATTCGGACAGAGTGCGAAATGGTCATCCCAAATAGCCTCATAGAATTTGAGCACGCAGTAAGAACGTGGAAGGGCACGATAAATTGAAGTTCGTATCTCTTTCTGACCAATACCGAAAGCTCTTTCTCTCTTTACAAGAAAACGCGGCAAGATATCCTTGGGAAAAGTCATCGTGCTCTCCTTAGCCGCAGTCAACGTGTAGAAATCTGCATGTCCTTTGACTTGTCCAGCAGTAGCTTCCACTTTTTCATCTTCTGGAATCTTGGAGAGATCATCATTTTGCCACTGAATGTAGTCACTAATGGCCTTGCGAATTGGCTCCACGTTCGTTTCGACGACCAGATCAGAAGTGATATCTTCCTGATTGATCCTACCGTAGAGAATCCAGAGCGTGATCAGGAAATCACGAGCATTTTTCTTGTCGCCTAGAATCTTGATCAGTTCACTCTCCAAACGACTAGTATTTAGTGCCAGTACATTCTCTCGCATTGGCCTGAAGCGATAAATTTTGATGAACTTGCCTCTCGTGTTGCTTGGTCTGAATTCCTTCACTTCTTCGCCAATCATGCGGATCTTATTGGGATTACGATCGTTCTCGGCATGTTGTGTCAAAGTCTTGCCCATAATTTTGTCTATCTGCTTGGTAAAATCGGAAACAGTGAACTTACCTTCTTGGAATCGAAATTTGCGCACAAAGCGTGTGATGATATCAATCTCATAGTGACAATCATGGCACTTACAATATCCCTCTACATTTGGAGGACCATAGTTGGCCGCTCGCAGTTGATGATTGTGGTACATCATAATATCTTCGAGTTTCTTCTTGTTGTACGATTTGTCACCATAAACTGGATTCCACCAGAGACGAAGTTCTACACTAGTGAGGCGCGACCATGGCTGAGTATGAAGTTCGCCATTACCATACTGATAGTCCATACCACCGATCTCCTCAATGAATGGTAATCTGAACTTGAGTGAGCACCACAAAGTCGGACTAATTTCGCCACCAAGTGAAGACAATTTGGCGTGAATGATTTCTGCCCATTGCTTTTGCCACGTCATATCCTCATGAACCATCAATTCGTTTCCTACTAAGCCCAGAACTTCGTAACTACCTCGTCTGATATCTGAGATAAAGAAGACTTTCTTGACGCCCTTCACAAAAGCCCTCATTTTGGTAACATCTAAGGCTATGTTTGGCTCTTCCTTAGAGAGATCGTCTTGCGAAAACCAGAGTCCCACTTGTCTGGCCAGTTCATTATCAAAGTAGACACTCTTGATGACAACCTTACGATTCGTACTTTCTCCTGTCTCGCGATTAAAGAATGCCGAATCCCATACACCCTCACGAGGATCGACCAAGATAAACTTCATGGTTGGAAACCATTCAAATAAAACTGAACCATGTTCGAAGGGAGCGGCGCCTACATAGATAGCCAAAGAAGATTCTCCCTTTTCGGATTTCGATGCAAAGAAATCGACTTCAGCCATGAGCAACTTTCGTTGTCCCCAGTGGATTCCACTCTTGAACATACTGCGCGTGGAACGGTATAGTTCAGATTGATCTCTCTCGAAGTCGATCACCTCGTGGAGTGGCCAGAGTTTCCGATCCGTATGATCAACAGAATTTCCATAGAGATGCATATCCGTGACGAATGGTTCATCAATGGCATCACTCAGAACGAGATCTTTGGGCAGAAACAGTTTTGGCTCCACATCTTCTCCCAAGAGAAATCTCTTTGCGCGAAAAACATCGTAGCTCACTCCAGTCCAATATTGGTTTCCACTATCTCGAGCAGTTTTGATATCAATCAGTCGAATATTGAACTCTGAACGCATGGACAGATGTGTGTTATTCATGAAAGTCAGCCAGCTCTCAAAAGTATCGGGCAACTTGGTTAACAACTGAGAAACTATGTCCGTCTCCAGGCGAGTCTTCTCTATGATCAGTCGGAGAGTCTCGTGTTTGACCAAAGCGGTACCAACATACTTAATGCAGATGAGGTAGCGAGTTTTCGAACAGGTAAGCTGCAAAAGTGTCGACTGGGAGTAAAACTTAGTGAGCAGATAGACCAAATCTGCCCAAAAAGCATCGACCACGTCTGGAACGCTCACGATGAAATTTTGTGGAGGATTCTTGTGTAACAGATGTGTTAAAACATCATCGGCAATGCGGAAACCTGGTCTCACCATGACTGTCGATCCTTGCTGGAGTCCGAATATCTTGCGAAAGATGTAAAGATCTGAGTCTCCCTTGTTGAGCAACCTGGGAAGAGCAACAAGAGGATTCGCTCGTTCTCTCAAGACTGCCTCGAAATCTGGTATGTGGACTTGATCAACGAGACTCTTGTAGTGATCACGAAGAGTCCCATCAACGTACGGAAGTTGATTTTCTCGTTCGAATTTGATGTTCAAATCGACAGCAAAATCATCTCTTTCATAGATGAAGATACCATCATAGCGGAGATATGGATACGAGTTGGAGTCTCTCCTAGCATAATCAAGAAGAGGATCCATTGCTTTCTTTATATGAAGAGAAATCGTCATAAAATATTTTGAACTCTTTTGACTTGCTTATGTCTTGAGACACTTGTAATTTAGTTTTCAACCCAACTGAATGAACATTGAGGACAAATGAAAATCGAACTGAATCCTTCATCGGCAGAACGAGTTTGCGCGATTCTTCGATGAACTTTCAGTGCTCCACATCTTTTGCACGATGTTGCATCAGTGAGAGGACCTCTGTTTTCATTCAAGGCCAAAACTGCTTCCTCTATCTTTGCATATTCATGGAGAAGAGGTGATGAAAACGTAATGATAGAAAAGTGTTCTTCTTGTTTGTCTTCAATCATTTCGTTCAGGATGGGAATCACCTTGGTTGTCAAATATTCATACACTGCTTTGACACCATTTGTCTCCTCAGTGTGGAGACGGTGCATCATCATACTGAGATCATGCATTTCAGCAATTGTTTTTGCTGTTCTGTTTTCGCGTAGTCTTTTCTCTGCTAGCGATTCTTGCTTCTCAGATGTGAGGATAATTTCTTCAAAGAGAGGTCTTTTGTTGCTCAATCTCAGATCAACAAAGTTTGTGGCAGTGATGCCACCAGTATCACCACCAAATGGTTCCAAAATAGCTTCGAAACCTAGAAAAATACGACTACCGCCGACAGAAATCTTAGCAGTCTTCATTTCTTTAAAACAAAAAGATGAAATATTTGGGAATCATTCTGATGTTATCAAGAGTAGAATTATTCGGTCACCTCAAGGTGATAGAATTGTTATGAGTTCACTTGAGACCATCGTGGACCTTAGGTAGTGCTGGATATTGAGGAGCATATGTGAATCCATAGTTGTCGCAACTAGTGCGAATCTCAGCACCAACCTTCTTGAACTCCTCGACATTCTCCTTGACGATTCTTTCGTACTCGATCGTCACTCCCTGACCGGGACGCTTCTTGCAGCAATTGGTCCACATCCTGTTGTTCTTCTCGATTTGAGCCTCGGCAGAAGCCAATCGATGACGCAAGTCGAAAATCTTCTTGGTGGCCGATCCGAACTCACCAGTGTCCGCAGACTTGTCTCGATAGAAGGCCTCCTTACGCATCTCCGTGGACATAGGCAGAAGCTTCTCCATGTGATACTTCAGAAGCTTCTGAAGATCGGGGCAAGAAGCACTCTTGCGATTGACGCCTTCCTTCTCCCAAACGTCGACAACTGCGACCTTTCCGCTCTCATCGGTGATCTTCGTCTTGGAGAACAACTGCTCAAGCGCAGGATCGGCAGTCCATGCCGAAGTTGAGCCGGTCTTGAGGCACATCAAGGCGGTGTAATTGGAGATGAAACGAGTAACCACTGCATGAGTGATAACTCCGCGATCAGGATGGGCTTCAGACATGACGTCCCACTCGGCCAACCCCATGAACTTGGACAGCTCCTCACTGACCAACACAAGGCGCTTGAACCCAGTCTTCTCATTGCTGCCCGGCGGACGAGGCTTCTTGGTGTGAGTTCGGTGCATCTTGTCGACATCCTTCTGCAATGCTCCAATCTTGGCCGCCATTGAGATGAAGTTCTTCTTCCCTGGAGCACCATCTTCGAATCCCTGGACCTTCTTGTAGTTCGTAGCAGGCTTGAAAAGGCGTGTAGAAAATGCTTCCACAAGCCTTTTAGCACTGGCAATGCTGCGTGTCAAGCTTTCATAGTTCTCTTCTGCTGCGGTTTGCTCCTCCTCCTTGGGAACAACTGGCGTCTCGACGGTGGCAGCAACAACTGGCTCCATTTTGTAGAATCTTTTGGGTAGAGCGGCAGGATTTTTCTCTAAGTCAAATCGTTTTTCTAGTTTGGAGACTTCTTTTAGACTTTCTTCTCTACGAAATGAAGGCACGGATTATTTTCATCGTCTTTGCGATCATTGTCATCGTCTTGGTTCTCCTGGCTTGGAGAAAGAAAGAAATCCCGCCTAAAAAGTTCGCATACGATGGTGGTTCTCCCTTTTCTTTTCGCATTCCGACCAAAGCGAAGAAAACTCGAGCATCCAACACGAAGGAAGAAAAGTGGCGCGACCTTTTTGAAACTATTACCGGATACGCGTATCCAACTACGAGACCTGCTTGGTTAATCAATCCTGAAACAGGACGTCGTCTCGAGTTGGATGGTTATTCTGCAGAACTTGGTTCGGCATTTGAATACAACGGTCGTCAACACTATGAGTTTCCCAATAGCTTCCACAAAACTAGAGACGAGTTTGATCGTCAAGTTGAAAGAGACGCAATCAAGGTGAAGGTATGTCGTGAAATGGGAGTGGACTTAGTAGTAATTCCATATGATTTTCCAATCGCGAATGCTTATGATCGCATCAAGAAACATCTTCTTGACGTCATAAAAAGAATGTCTTGAGTTACTTTCATCGTCAATAATGACGATGAAATTAGAGTACCATCAAGTAAGCAAAAGTGATATCATCATAAGATCTTGCTTCCACTGCGGCTTGAGTGACCAATTGAGCTCCGTTCTGACTTCCTCTTGATTCGACTATGATTTTAGCAACTTGTTCATTACTGAGGACATCAAAAACTCCATCCGATCCCATTCCGTAGAAAGAACCTGGTCCAAAGATGAAGGGTCCATCTACTGACGGAATGACAGAAACTAGATCTTTCGTTCTGTCGTCTCCTGTGCTTTTCAAACTTTCATCTCCAAAAGAACGACTAGTTGAGAGATGATCGTTTACCCTCCAAGCGTCTCCCTTAGTACGAGTGATTCTCCCACCTAGCGCTTCGACACGATCTTTCTCTTCTGGGTCTATCGGTTTATGATCTTTAGTTCCAAACACCTTTGAATTGGTTTCAAACTGCCAGATAGCTCGTGAATCTCCCGCGTAGGCAAAGAAAACATTCTTACTGACTAAATCATGAACGGCCACCACGATAGTCGATCCGGAATACATTGCGTCTACCTCTTTGCGAAGTCTATTCTCGAAATTAATGAAGATTCTCTGAGCTCTCTCAAAAGCTTCCGCATTTGTCTCAGGAAAGGGCCTCGCTCCGAGTTCCGCAAACCTCGAATGGTGAGTAGTTATGTATTCTATCGTGTTGTTATTACCATGACCGTCAAAAAGTAGAGAAATAATCACACCATCTTGCGACAACTGAAAGAAACGATCTTGTCCCTTGCGAGAAACTTGGTGTTCATAAGTTTGGATGCGCGAATTTCGCCAATCTTGTTCGGCCACTTCTCGATTCTGATAGGAAATCTCAGTTCCCACACTGTTCAACGCTTGGAATACATTTGCGCGGTGCTTTCTTTCTACCACTAAGCTTTGACCGGTTGATAAAGCGTACAAATTCACTGGTATTTGTGCAGATTCCAATAAACTTGTGAGCTTATAGTATCCTCTCTCATTTTTCATCGTGACGACCATGTGCGTATCATTCCATCGATCAATGATATTTACCTTCATGTTATCACTTTTTGATACTGATAGGTTCATCTCGAAGTTGCGCAATTGTTTGGCATAAGTACCTACAATCCGAAGACGTGGTGTGGAAACTCTTTTGCGCTGACTGACCAAAAGAGCAGCAGATTCTGGAGTAAGAATGTCGCCTGTACCAACATCATACCACATTCCCTTGCCGAAAGCAAAATCATAGTTCTCACGTTTCGCGTCCATGTTTCATCAGGACTAGAAATAAATGTTCACAAAAGATGGAAACACTCTGTTTTTCATGCGTTGGGATTGAATGGATAATCGAATGGTTGAATTTGATTCAGTCCTTTAGTTACAACCAGTTTGTCTGTAACTATGAGTACGAAAATTCTTGCTTCCTTCTTCAATACTATCATGAAGACGTTTTCATTCTCACGAGAATGAACGATGGAACGAACTGTCGCTCCATTCATTTCTTCCAAGGAAGGCTCTCCATTTTCCGTCATGATGTCTACTTTGTCGAAAGTCAGAGTCATACTGTCTTCCAATTCTGGATGTTCAAGTAGAATAATCGTTTGTCCTGCCGGATTGATGGCAGCAGATCCCACTTTCATTCCTTTGATAGCATTCTCCAGTTTGGCGATATAGGAAGCGTACTTGGCGATCGTAGTTTGTGGTATAAAGACTCTCACATCGCCTCCAGTTATATCGAAAGTTCCTCCTCTTTCTGTTGCAGCAGAGAGAATCGATCTGTCCACTTTGCGTACAACCTCGCCTAGGGAAGAAAGATATCCAGGTGTGGGAGGTTCGACTATCTCAAGGAAGCAAAATGGTTTCTCTCCTGACCTCGTTATGGAAGCATTTCTTACTCTCATCGGTCCCCAAACTTCTCTCAAAGTGATCCAAGATTCCCGACTTCTTGCTGTGAACATTTTCACCAAAATGTCTGGATGGCTGAGAATAGTTTCGCTCTTCAGTAGTTTCACATGTAAAATTTGCTCTGGCCTCTTCGTGATATCAGCAAGATCTTTCAGTACTTCACTTAAAGTGGAGCCGACTTTATAAACTGCTCGGAGATATTGATGCTCGCTGAAAGGAGCAACCGGAATGAGAATATCTGGAGCGTTCTCGAATGTTACATTGAGAAATTCTCCATGTGTAAAAGTTGTCAGATCAGTGAGATCCACAACAGCTTTCAAACAATCATCCAAAGATGCTATAGATTTCGGTATACGCAAGAGTGCACTCGCCTTCACATGCTTTGCGGCCATGTTTTCTTCCGCGAATTCCTTCACTAGAGCGGATCTTTGCTCGCCGCGAGATTCGGCATATTTTCCCAAGTATGTCTTCACTGCATTTCTCTCAGGAAGGTGCTTAATGCCAGGCTTCAAGCTTGTATAAGTAGCATAACTTATTTGCTCCTCGAATTTCTCGGCAAATCGCGGTCGCCCATCGTCTATCTTGGGCGAAACTCTGACTGGCTCCGAAATTGGATACTCCACGTTTTCGGGTGGGATAACAACCATTTTTCCCTTAATGGTCTCAACTCTTCCGACTGCATTGACTCTTTCTGCCACATTCGTTTGTCCCATTGTGGTCATACGACAGCAAGTCGTAATGATTTGCGCTTTGTCTAAAGCATCTTGTTCTGACAAATAGAGATCTTCCTTGTACTTCAAATATCTCTCCATTTTGGGACCAACGACCGTTCCACAGGTGAAACATCTGATTTGAGCTTCCATTGTATTGAGTGAAATTCACTCAATACAATACAACTTTACATCAACAAGAATAAAATATTCAAATTCGTTTAGTATGACATAGTCCAGTTGTCACTTTCAATAATGATGCGATTCACTCCTCTCACAACCTTGGCATAACCATTTTCTCCCCATTTGTCTCCCCAGGAATTTCTAACGATCCAGTACTTGATAGGCTGATTGTTGGTGGGGCGCGCCCTAAATTTGGAGAAATTATTTGAACTGCTGGTGGAAGCACTTGGAGCTTCCTCTCCCCAACCAATGATAGCGACGGCATGATATCCATCCGATTCTCGCGGATCGGAATCCCAGTTTGCCCCATAGATTCCACCTTTGTAGAGATAGAAGTTCTTATCGATTTGTCCCTTGCCGACTGGATCGAAGATTTTCACTGTGGCCGTAACAGGACCATGCGTGAAGATTTCATACATGATCGCATATTCATTGTCAGATAGTTTCTGCGGACTATCTAACTGTCCGTACGTATGAGGATTCGCTCTGTAACAACTTGTTGCCTTATACAGTTTGGGAAATGGTTGTACGGTCGGTCCGAAACAAATGTATTCACCTGGATTTCCAACTTGTTGTTGCGAATATGTTCCATGCGTTTTTAGATAATCGATAACTTCATCCATGTAATGACCTGTGCACACAGAGTTGCAAGGCTTGTTAAGTCCTTTGGTCCCACATTTCATGCAAGCAGCAAGATTGTACTGAGAGATGTAGTCGTTAGGGAGTAAGTCTGCTCCCTTGCTGGCAATATTGATGCGATCACCAAAGACTCCACAAGCAGAGAAAGCCCAGCACGAACCACATGAACCTTGATCGTAAACAGGCGTGATCCAACCTGGCCACGCTGTCCGAGTATCATAATTGGCAGGCAGTGAAATTCTTTGAGTAATTCTGGGAGCAGTCACTACTGGACGACCATCTTTCCTCAAAAAGGCGGGCAAAGTTTCCGAAACTGGGAAATCTCCTCTGGGATGCAAATTGTCGATGTGATGTGGTAATGGTGAATCACCTCGTGCCCAGAATACGATTATCACGATCAAAATCACTACGATCACAACAGTGATCAACAATTTACTATCCATTTAGATTTGAAGACAGGAATTTTCATAGAAATTCTGATGAAATTCAATATGAGTCGAAGTGTTAGACCAGTTACTATGTTCTTGTGTGAACAAGATAACTACAGTTGTTTGATACAAGAAGTACGCAAATATGGCGACTGTCCTGTTTGCTTGTTGAGAAGAAAAATGATGTCCATGTCCGTTTCAAGTGATGAAGCTATGGACACGTCAGAAAGCGAAACTGAAGAAATTCAAGGGGAAGAAAATGTTGTTTCTCTTTGCGATCAAATGGAAGAACTCGAGATATAAAAATCATGACAAAGTTTGAAAAAACTTTGTCAAACTAAATGGACAGAATCTGTAATCAAGCGGATGTGTGCGAAAAAAGGCAGGTCGGTGGAGCATCATACACATACGTTTTGGGACAATCATCCGCGCAAGTGAGTTCTCCCTCCGTATCGAAGAGTAGGCCTATGGTGGAAGCTCGCAAGAGTGCGGCTGGCACTAGACTTGCTTTGATCAGAAGTTTGATCGAAAGTCAACGAAAAGGGGTTCCTTATTCTGCGATTAATGCTTACTTCAGGAGGGAACTCTCTGATGCTGGCATGTCTGATAACATGGCGACGAGCTTTATTGTCGATATGTTGACTTACGATCCTCGCAACGATACTCCCAAAGATTATCCAGCTGTTTTGACTGCTCTTGGAAATAGCTCGGAAAACTACAATTGGCTTCCTTTTTGGGACATTGTGGGCGGATTGTCGTGGGATTAAATGGTGACTCTTTTCAGATAAAATTGGGAGGGAAATGGGATACGGGTCGTGAAAATAAAGGGTCGACGACGGGAACGACGAAAAAAATCCAGTTTCTGGCTCCTGCGTGCGTTTTTCGCGTGCACAGGGAGAAATCTCCGTTTTTCTGTAATTTTTTAACCTGTTGGAGTGAAAGGAACAACGATGCAAGGAAGGAGTCCGGCAGGCAAGCAGGCAAGCAGGCAGGCAAGTCCGGAAGGAACAATTGTGTTCGAGAATGCTGAGGAAGACTTGAAGAATCTCGAGGTCGACCTCGAGGAACTCGAGTCTGTTGCAAAGCGTTCTCCAAAGGCGCGATCTGCTGGTGCTTCCCCCAAGAGTTCTCCGGAAGAAGATCTCCAGATGAAGCCCAAGAAGACCGCCGCCGCACGATCCAAGTCGCCGCCCAGGAAGACCGCCGCCGCCGCCGCGGCACCCAAGCGTGGCGGTGTCAAGCAGGAACCAGTTGATGTGGACAACGACGAGAAGATGTGGATTGTCACTCCTCACGGAACTGTTGTTGGGACTATCAGCGATACCAAGGCTGGCAAGAAGATCAACCCCACTTTCGCCAAGGGAGGCGACGCGTATCAGCAACTGCATCGCTATGATAATGAGAAGGATGCCAAGGAGGAGGCTCAAAGGGTGCGCACTGCGAATTCCGACAAGAGGAAGAGCGAGAAGAAGAACGGGGAGGTCGTCTGGTATGTCAACATTGCCGAGGGTGCTCGTCGTCGCGTCGTTCGTACCAGGCCTCGAGAGGCAGCGAAGGAGACATTCAGCAGTCAAGAGGAGGCGGGTGCGTGGGCTTTCGCAAATAACTACTTGAAGAAGAAACCAGTCGCCGACAAGCCGCGAGGAGAGAAGAAGGGAGAGGCTGTCATGCTGGGCGAAGACAAGCGTGGACGTAAAGTGTGGACGACTGTCCGCACTGCGAAAGACGCGTTGAACCCCAAGCTTGTTCTTTTGGAGGCCAACGGAATCGACTGGCGTGAAAAGTATGAAGTGAGAGACTGGGCAGAGGTGAAGGAGGAGAGTGCCGCACGATCCGCACAGACTCGTGCGGCCAAGCGCAAAGCTGATGGAGGCGGAGCGCTCGACGAAGTTTCTCTCGCTGAGCTCGCTGAGCTCGCTCGAGAAGCTCCGATCGGCAGGAATTCCTCGAAGGATGAGCGCGAAGCAATGGTCCGTCGCACCCTGGCTGCCGTCGGGAAGAGCAAGGAAGCTGGCGGCATTTCGGAGGGAGCTGCGAAGTCCCGCTTGAACCTGGTTGCGCAGATCGGTGGTGATCGTGGCGCCAATGCCGCGGGAGCTCGCGCTATCTGCCTCAAGTATACCAATGAGGACGGCGACGAGATCGGTCAGGCGCACGGCATTCAGGACAAGGATGGCAACTGGAATGCGAACGCATTCCGCGACGCCAACCTATACCTCGCGGCCACCAAAAAGCCTCTCATCAAGCCAGACACCAGGGGACGCGATGCCAAGATCTTGGCCGCACTCAAGGCCAGTCTCAAGGGAGGCAAGGGTCCGAACATGGATATTCCCATGTTCGTCCAAGTCTATGGTACCACTGCCAAGTCTCCTTGTGCAAGGAAGGCAGCGGCCACGAGCTTGGCCGATATGTGATGAGTTTGATTTTCCATCATAAACTACAATCTAGGCTCCATTCGAGCCATGATTTTTATCAATGCGTGAGAGCAGAGTGGATTCGATATGATCCTGATTTGTTCACCCTGATTTTATCACCTGAGCATCTCCCTAGCCACACTGCTATCACAACCAAAACGAGCAGAACGAAGATCACTTTGATAATTTCTTCTTCCATAATTGGAACTGAACTTTAGAAACAAGAAGTCTCCGATCATGTAAAAATGTCAATCCTCATAGCGTACGAACGCGAGAATCGCATCAAGAGAATTCACATTTCTGCTTACGATTCGAGCATTCATAAAGGCAAATTGGTTTGCGCAGATGGTCACGACGTTGTGGGAAAGAAGGGAGCCAAAGTAGTGTGGCACTATGCTCATGCTGGAGGACTCGATGTTGATTGCGGATCGTGTTCACGAGTGATGGGAGAGTGGCATCGCTGGTGGCAAAATCGTGTAGAACCCGATTTTCTTGAAATTATCATCAAACGAGATGGAATCAATCATATCGCTGATATGATCAATGCTGAAGATATCGTGATCGAATTTCAGAAGTCCGTCGTACCAGGCGAGACGATTCTCGAGAGAGAGAAATTCTATGATCGCATGATTTGGATCTTTTGCTGTACAGATGTGCAGATCAAAGTAATTGCAACTCATGGTCGCTATGTCAAGCTCAAGATGTGCGGAGGTAGCAAATACTTTTTGGCCGCCACGAAACCAACATTTCTAGACTTTGGGAAGCGCGGAGTTCTGGAACTCTTGAAAATCAAGAATGCTCGCAAAGCGAAACCAGAATTATATGCGCGAATCTGGACCATGCGAGAGTTCGATGAAGCCTTCATGCGAGGATGTTTGCTTCCTACGGCTAGTTCGCGCGTGGATCGGGAACCTTACCAATTCGAGGAGAAAACGGAAGATTTCTCGATTTGTGAAAAAATTCTTGACGCGCGGAAGAAGTAAAATCGTGCAAAAAATGGAAAAATAAGCTGTTGCATGAAAGGAAGCAAGAATGGGAGACAAAAGCTTCAGCACGCAGCAACTTCTTCTGCTTTTGGCAGTTGTCGCCCTGGTCGTCGGACTGGTGTTTCACATCATCTACCTGGTCAAGGATCGTACCGTCGAGACTGCACAGGATGAGTACAACAAGAACAACGCTCTGATGTTCTTTGGTCTCTCCATTGCTTTGGCAACTGCAGGATTTCTGTGGGCCAAGGGTGGTCATCACATGAAGGCAACCGTCGAGATCTGAGTGAGACAACATGTTGTCTTAAAATCATTATATCCATACGGATAGCGTGAATAAATAACTGTTTGAATCACTGAACGATACAGCCTGGTTTCTCCTCTGGGTTGCCATTGTCTTCGAACAGAGTGACTTCCTTTTCTAGATTAGCGATGGGCTGCGTTTCGATCATTCTATTGATCAGCGTTCTGATTATCGGATCGACGTTCCAGTTCGCGGCCACAGAGCAAGGATACCCGGCCACAAATCCGAGAGTATCTGTAGTGGCCATCAGTTCTTCTCTGTCGTATTCATCTGATTTCTTACAAACGAGGTCAAGTTTGTTTGCTACCAGAATCGTAGGAGGATTACATGGTTTTCCATCAAGTGTAGCATAAGTTTCCAATAATGTTTTCCATTCTGCTACATGCGCTTTGCCATTCGGTTCGTTGGAATCATACATCACAATTGCGCCATGCGTATTGCGAAAATAGATGCTAGGCTGATCTATTACACGACTGGATCCCAAAATATCCCAAAAATGTATATGCGCTTGTTTTCCATCAGGAAGTTGAACAGTTTTGCTCGTGAAGTCAACACCGACTCTTTTCACGTAGTTTGAATTGAAAGAACCGCTTGTGCATCTCTTGATGAAAGCAGATTTGCCTACCATTGGATCTCCCAGCAGGACTACTTTGAAAATATAGACTGGCTCCATCTTATTTCAAAGTAGAATGAACAAATTTCATTACTTCAATACTTTCACATGACCAACATTGGTCATGAGAATTTATAACAACCCGAAGGAACGAGAAGTTCCGCAAGTTCCGCACGACCAGAAATGACGGTAGTTGCCATTCGGACCACAAGGAAACCAATCAGTGAGCCTAAACTTTTTCTTTCCCAGGTCTTTCACCTCGAAGCGAGGCTTGGTTCGATCAAGTTTGATACTTGGTTTGTCTAACTGTGCTTGGATGCCAGTTTTGGCACTACGCATGTGCTCAGTTCCTCCAATGTCGAATCCCATGTGTCCATCAAGGTACATTCTTTCGTCGCATCGAACGCAGATCACTCCGATGGTCTTACATCTGTCACAATAGACAAAGCTCGAGTCCTTGCAATCTTCCTTCGTCCAGCATGGCCAGTAGTCTCCAGCATCGTCCATCGAAGTGTCAATATCGGTGTTGTACTCCTCGTAGATGAACATTGGATCCTCACAATCTCCGCATAATTCCGGATCCATTTGTGACAACTTTTCTCCTCCTTTCTTGACAAAAATTATTCCTCACTTTGCTTCAACATCGTTCATATGAACGTAGTTACTTACTTCATTGCTTAGGGATCGCAACTCGGGGAGTCTTTGGAACAACCACTGCGAGACGAGCCCTGTCCGTACGTTTGTTGGGAACTGGCAAACGAGGAGCGGGGCGTGAGCGAGGACGAGATTTGAACCCTGGAGGACCACTCACCCGAGGACCGTTGCAAGAATGATGATGATGATGCTCCTCGCAGCCACAGTCATCGTCGTGAGGAGGCATGGGAAGAGGCTGGATGATGATTTGTGGACCAGTGCTGCAATCACCTTCGCAGGCGACTTTGATAGTCGCCGTGAGCGGGATGGAAGGCAAAGTGATGGTCTCGAGCCTGGCATCAACGACATCAATTTGAACACTGTTGACGTAGATGTGAAGAAACTCGCAGCACTTCGGGCGTCGCCACTTGATGACTGTTCCTGTGCAGTTGCTGCTGGCAACCCAAGCCTCGACATCTTCGCAACTGCATTCAGGGTTCGCGAAGTAGACCGTTGTGCATTCTCCAGACTGGTTGAACTCGTTGTAGGCCACAACGATATAGCAGAATTGCGCTTGGCAAGACTCCACGATGACCTCGTTATGAGTCGTCTCGATCAGCTGTTGGTAGTTCTGTTGCGAAACGCAAGCATCGCAAGTTCCTGGGCAACAATCCTGTCCGCAGCCGACCTTGGGTCCAGCCTTCACGAAGGGACGAGTAGCTCCCACCTTCTTCGAGCTCATGGGAGCATCATCGTAGTCTCCGTCATTGTCGCCACCAATGAAAATGCGGTACTTCGTTGCGTTCAACGCCTTGTGCCACGAGATTTTGACCTCGCCAGGGCCGACATTCTCAGACTTGACGCCGCCCACTGGTTCGGGGCGAGGTCCAACCCTGATGGAATCCTTGTTCAAATTCCAGAGAAGCCAGAGGACAACGATGATGGCGATCACCACGATTACCACCATCAACAAAGTCGAGTTACCGTCTCCCATTTATCATGCCCAGACGAAAGATTTTCGTGATAAAAGAGAAATTCGGGCGCGAAGGTCTCCGCAGATTTTTTCATCGCGAGGTATCCCAGAGACTCGGGCAAAATTGGCACTTTGAGGACAATATTTTGCAATCCTTTTACATCAAATTCTTCTTCGCGTAAGGTACCATCCAGCAAGTATTGACGCAAAATGTAGCTATCTGCTCCCTCCAAAACGGCAACTTTGATCATAATTTGATCATCCTTTTTGGTCACGATGATCGGATTCAAGTTGCGACATGTGAAAGAACTATCTGCCAACAATTGTGCTTCATATTCTTTGCTTTTGAAGTTATCTTTTGTAATGACAAAGTAGACCCATTCGTAGGGAGCGTAAATTCTCGCTAAGTTTCGACCTTGATTTTGGAAGTTAGTTACCTGAATGGTACGACGATAGGTTCCAGGCTTTCGAATATTGATGCCAGGCTGATTGGACCAATAAATGTTATAAATTACAGTCGAAAGGCTGTTATCAACATCGTCACTCCATGCTATGTCAATATGCTTTGGCACTTTTGTTTCCCATGTGATATCTCTGATGGGAGAAGTAGCTCGCAACCTGAAGAAGGCAAATGCTAGAGACAATATTGCCCCGACAATCGCCGCCACAAGCCATCTCTTCTTGGCTCCCATTTCGGGGCGTGAAGAATTCTTTTATTGTGTCTCCTGGTGACTAACTTCGCAACAAGATTTGCCTTCGAAAGGCTCAAATCCAGAGGCAAAAGGTTACTGTCTCCAGTTTTCATGACTTTTGGCATCTAACTTCGCAGCCAGTTTTGTCTCCGGAAGACTCAAGTCTCGAGGCGAAGGCTTGTTGGACTGTTTGAAAAAGGTTTGTGTTAGCGGGTTTCACGACTTTTGGACATAAAGTTCGCAGCAAGATTTGTCTCCGGAAGACTCGAATCTCGAGGCAACAAGTCAAAACTTGAAGCATCATGCCTGTTTCTCGCGCGAATAAACCATGATCAAAGCTAGAAAAGCATAGAAGATAGCCCAAAGACACCACATGGAGGAAGACTCGCCGGTGCGATAATTTTTGGCATTGTAAGTCAACATAATTCCTCCCAGAACGAGCAACATGATTCCAAACTTAGTTGGTCGCATGAAAAGTAGCCCGAAAATCAAACCGAAACCGTATATGAGAGAAGCCGGTCCAGGCCCAACGAAAGTACCTAGAGACTCTTCATATGTCTCATTCTGTCCCCTAGTAGTCCAAACTAAATGTCCCTCTCCGCATTGTCCCGTGACAGGATGAGTGCTAAAACTTCGCTTGGAATCTGTAGCTCTCACAATGGACCAAATAAACATCACAAAGTAAGCCATAGTGAGAACCAGCAGTTGTGACTTGAAGCGAGGCTGGCCGTACTTATATGCCATGAAAGTTTGTACCAAAGGCTGTAGCCAAAGTGCGATCAAGATGAGTCTCGTGAGAGCTTCACCTGATGGTCCATTACGAGGACCATCGCCTTCTTTTAGAGCTTCTTCTGCCGAATCAGTAAGTCCTTCTTTTCGTCTGTTCCACCAGATGAAAAATTCGAGCAACTGAATAGAAATGAAGGCCAGAATGAAGCATCCATTCCAGATTCCATTCTTTTTTCCTCGTGTGATAACCAAGAGAGCGATCAAGGTTGCCACAACAAACGCCACCAACGATGTTTGAGCAGATTGACACATTTGAATCAAAAGAAGAAAACTTTTTGACGATTGAAAGAAAGATGAAATGTCTACACTTGTGTTATGCTCAAAAAAGGGCGATTTTAATGAAAGTAGTGTTCTTCTGAGTGAAGTCACGTACGAATCAGATTTGGATTCTTTTGATGGAGATGAGTTCGAACATGTTGTAGTCACTTGCGATGTCTCAAAATGGGAAAACGCGGAATGGTACAAAATTAGTTCTGCCTTAACCAAATCTGGCATGCTTTATGTCAAAAAGAGTAAGACTCTAGATTTTTTCACAGTTTTTAGATTTTTAGGAGACTACTTTGTTCCATGGCAGGAAACTGAAAGTTACCACATTTTAATGCGATGTTTAACTCTCGGTCCAGAAATTGTGAGACCAGAAGTTATTGCAGAATTGATGAAAGAAGAAGATTCTCTGGACAGACTTTTTGAAAACAGTCATGTCACAAAGATTTGCTTGCGACTGGATGCTATTCTACGTGAAGAAGAAGTAAATAACCGGAATATTGACGCTGAACCATCTGACCGATACATAGGCGGAGGATCTGAAGGTTCTGTATACCAAATCAACGATTGGTGGTCTGGAGTCGTAATCAAAGTAATACAAAACGTCGAAATGAGAGAAGGGAAGCCTTATAACGGAAAGTACACAACTAGTATTTTTACAGAAGTCTATGGAGCGTCTCTACTTTCTAGGCTCTTGGATTCTACTTCTGATGATGGATTTCTTTACCACGTGCAGAGATATGCTGGTTTTTTTACTTGCGGAGAAGATAAACAACATAACAATCTCTATCTTTTGAGCGAAAAGATGGAAGGAGATATCGCTCACTTTTGTACAGTGGCGAAAAGTATGCAGGAACTCAAAGTAATCTTGTGGCAGTGTATTTTTACACTAGTTTGTCTAAACAAACTTGAATACTACCATAATGATCCTTCTGCAGAAAACTTTCTTTATCGTCGAGTTCCACACGACGAAATCTATGAAGGAACAAAAGTAGGATCAAGTGAAAGCTGGACGTATAAACTTTCTGATGAAATTGGTGAGAGAGAATGGAAACTACCAAACATAGAGCTGGTTGCTAAAATAACCGATTTCGGCTACCTGACTCATCTTCGGAAGCCAATCTTGTTCACCACAGAGAATCGTGGTATTCATCGTGATGAGCGTACACCGCAAGGCTACAATGACGTCAACTTTTTTCTTATGTCTTTATTCATGCGGGCTTACTCGGAGTACGGCATGAAATTCAAATTCGATCTTGATCCTTTGTTCGATGAGTGGTTCAGAATTTTAGGAATAAACGTCGACAATTTATCAGCCGGAATTGGATTCATCAATGAATTGAAACAGTTGGGTATCATCTATGATACCAAAGATTTTACTTCTAGATATGACAGTTGGGATCCTCTTCGCCTACTCGATGGCGAATTCTTTGCCGACATCTTGTTAAAATAATTCTCGGATCAAAAGGATCTCGGAAAGAAAATGCGGGTGGCCGTACTTTGTTCCAAAAAAGGAGACTTCGAGGAGGATGAAGTTGTTCTCCCAAAAGGAGCAAGCTCAGAGTTCATCTACCTTCCAAACTTGCAGTCCCTTTCTGGAGAAATTTATGATGCAATCGTCGTGGCATGCGATATTTCCAAGTGGGAGGAAAAAGAATGGAACATCGTGAAGAATGCACTGCACAATAAAAGCTTTCTCTTTTTGCAAAAATCATCAGGAAGTCTCTTGACTTCCTCCGCATATCGAGTCTTGAGGGAACATTTCTGGCCTGCGGAAGAGACAAAAGTCTACCACAGTTTGCTCTTGAGTGAAGCCGTAACGCCAGAAATTGTGAGTCCAGAAGAGATTTCCAAGTTGATGAAGGAAGCAAAACCACTCGAACAACTATTTCGTCGCGACAATAATCCTGCAGTTTGTCCGGCGATGGATCATTTCTTGGCTAACAAGGTTCCGATCGGAAGGGGGCGCGAAGGAGCGGTCTACTTTGTTCCAGAATGGTGGTCAGAAGTGGTAATCAAGAAAGTACTCAATGTGAAACCGCGTATTTCTGATGCTGTTGACGGAGCGTATACTGGTGGCCAGTTCGGTGAAGTAATGGGAGCCTCACTTTTGACTGATCTTTTGGACGGAACTTCTGACCACGGATTTCTTTATCACATACAACGATATGCTGGTTTCTTCAGTTGTAAGACAAGAGAGGAAAGTGATGTTCCTGAGTGGCTTCGCACGGGTGGAAAACAAAGCAAACCGATTTATGATCTCTACTTGATCAATGAGAAGATGGATGGTGACCTCAGACATTTTCTCGAACATGTGAAAGATGAGCGTAAAATCAAGGTAGGATTGTGGCAGGCCATTTTTGCTCTCACCTGCTTGAACAAACTTCAATACTTTCATCACGACTCTTCGCCCCAAAACTTTCTCTACCGTTCCATTCATCCTGACGAGACTTTTTTGGGAGCAGAAGTCGGAGCAAGTGAAAGCTGGACGTATAAACTTTCTGATGAAGCTGGTGAAAGAGAATGGAAAATACTGAATGCTCGAATTGTTGTCAAAACTACTGATTTTAGCTTCATGAGACACTTGATGAAACCTCAAGTCTTGGGACATCAAGACATTGGTTATCGAGTCGATAATAGTGCGAAAGGTTTCGCAGATATTAATTACTTTCTGATTAAGTTGATGAGAGAACGAGAAGTCAACCAAGGAATTGACATCAATCTCGATCCTTTGTTTAGCAAATGGTTCGAACTAATCGGTATTGATGAAAGTTATCTATCAGGACCTGACAGTCTCGTCCGCGTTCTCGTCAGAAATCGGGTCATTTTACCTACTTTGCGTTTTCCTCAAGAGTACGACGATTGGAATCCTCTTGAACTCTTGAGTGGGGAATTCTTTGCAGACATCTTGCTAAAATAACATAAACTCGAGTTGTTCGACAAAAAGAGATTCACTTTTGGGAGATTTTTGATCAAGCCGTTTGTCGACATGATGATCAAAAAGGTTGTCGAGTCTTTTGATCAAAAATTTCTACAACACTGCTCTCTCCGAGCGAAGTTACTTTTTCTTGCCAGAGTGTAGCAGCGCGTTCATGCGAATGAATTTCTCGCCGCAGTTATACATTCGATAACTAAGAGAATCCTTCTTTTCCCTCTTCAAGTACCAAAATTCCGTCCATTCTTTTGAAGAAACGTGTCTCGTCTTGAGAAAAAACATCAAGATTCCATAGCCGAGAGTCCTTACTGACAAACCGCGCCAGTGACGATCGAGGATACTATCTTCCTCCAAAGGTATGATCTTGCCGTCTTGAACTTTGTAACGCAACTTGATGTGACAGATTTTGTTCTCTTTGACTATTTGCGTGATCCTCAAAGAACATAATAAAACGTTCTCTTTAGTCTTGACACAATTTACTTCGAGAGACATCATTTTTGGTTTAACAAGTGGAAATCTTTGCGATTCAACTTGCTCCGCCATGAAGCTAAAGAATTTCTCTTCATGTCGAAATGGAGCTTGATACAGTTTTGATTCCTCTGAGCGGGAAAAGAGGAGAAGGAAAGTTTGCTCGTTGCGATGGAAATCTGATCTCTTTTTTGACTACAGTGAAGTGGCATCTTTCATCAGGAGGATATGCCAAATCTCGTCTCGGTTTGATGCATCGAGTTGTAGTCCAGTTTAATAAACTGGCGAATCTCTCTGATGATCTCGTGGTTGATCACATCAATGGCGACAGGTTAGACAACCGTAGTATTAACTTGAGAATCGCCACGTTGAAAGGGAATGCTAAAAACAAGTCGAACGATCCTTGTCACGAAGGTTTAGTCGGAGTTAGACAAGCAAACGAAAACAAATGTTACTATGAATGTGTCCACAAAGGGATCGTCTTTTTCAAACATGAAGATCCCAGAATGTGTGCTCTTTGCCACGATTCGATTGTAACATATTGCTACGGAAAGGGAGTTCGTTTGAATGATAATAAGCTCATTCCTTTGATCATAGGCTCGTGGAATATCGAGCCTGATTTGATGACCATACTTGAGAAATGGAGAGCGAAACACACCGATTTCATCGGTGTGAAGAAATGTCGAGGCGGATGGAAAGCTACCATTACTGTCGAATTGGGAGAATTCGGAAGTGCAGAAGAAGCGGCCAGAGCGTATGACAAAGCTCTCAAAACTGTGAGTCGATCGTATCAACCTTGGGACCTCAACTTTGGATAAAACGTGGCACCAAAATGCCTTGTTTTGTGACCGTATTGATCACACTACTTTTTTACTCCAATTCTACGACGATTGTCTCTTTCGGCAGCCTCGATCATGATTTCCTTGATGCGATTCCTCAGTAAAACAGCTGTGGCCAGATTAGGTAGCAAAATTCCTCCTTGAAGTAATTTCATGAGAGGACGAAGTAAGAGCGGACTTTTCAACACTGGTCCCGTACCGCTTGAATGAACTATGCTACCATTGTCCAACAATCTGCACGAACCATGTTCGACACTTTGTGACAAAGCGTGTTGAATAAATTCCTGCACCACATGATCAGAAGGTTGCGGCTTTGTTTGAAGCAATCTTTCAGGAACCATGTCAAAAATGGAGATCATTGTGAGACATGCTCTGCGAAATCTCAAGTAGGACTGAATTTGATCCTCATCGAAGGGCAAAGTAGTTTCATCTCCTGACTTACGAAGACTTTGACCTGGAGGGGAAATGATGGTTCTCTCCTTGAAGAGATCATCATTTGGCCACGGATTTGCCTCCCAGATCATCTTCAAGGCGATCCAAACTTCGACGCCAAGAAGTTCTGCCAGCTTTCCTGCTTGAGAACCAAATCCGCCCGCAGAAGAAAGATCGACCGGGACATCATTGTCGAGGCAAATCTTTTCCACAACCATGCGAGCGGAAAGAGCATCAGTCGATGCCGTAAAGATTGCTAATTTCGACATTTCTTCGAACTACTCGTTTTTGTAGGTTGATTTTAATTGTAAAATCAGATAGTCTTTTCAGTTGACTAAAAAGTTTATCTTTTGTTGTGAAATGAGTGGACTAGGAATGCCGATCTCGATTTTGGACGAAGAAGGCAACGTTTGCGAGACTTTTGTCGACTACGTTGTACCAGATTTTTGCGGCAACCCGGGTCGAGACATTCCGAAACCTGTCGAAGTCAACGAAGGAAACAAGTAAAATCAAGATGTTCGAGCATCAAGATTTCTCGGGAGACGATTTTTGACGACAAGCCTGAAAACTGGAGTTAAAAACGATGCTTCAAAATGGACGGAGTGGAAGGAAAACCTGATAGTCTTCCAGTTTGGATTTATGGTGCCGCAGCAGGAGGAGTAGTTTTGATCGTCGCGACGGCAACCATCGCGGGACATTTTTTGTGGCGCCGGAAGAAAAGACAGGAATCCACGGAACGAAACGCTATGTTGAAAGCAGAATTCATCGAGAATTTGACACCGAGGAAAGAAAGCGAAGAGAAGTAAGTTTGATCTTTCTGGTATCGTGCTTTTTGAGTCTAAAGTTTTACACAGTTTGAAGAAACAGGATGGGCTGCTGTTTAAGAAAACCTGTTCAAACAGATGAAGTCGTCACAGTTTTACCTCCAGAACCAGAAGTGAAGGAAACTCCGCCGGAACAATCTGCTCTCTTCAAGAAAATAGAGTCGAATCCTCTTGCTTGATAAAAACACGGTACAAAAAGTATCAAGTTTTGTTTAAAACAAGTGAAGATCTCTAGACTTTTACTTGCGTGGCATAATGAGACCTTCAATGTGATCCAACATGATGTTGATGAAAGTTTCACTATTAGAGAGATCGCCCTTATTAGAGAATTTGGCCATCAGATGTTCCTTCGTGCTGGGATCGCGTAAGATCACCATGATGCGATCGGGGGTAAGCGGCGTGGTCACCATGTGACTTTTCGAGACGCTTTCACAATCGTCGTTATGGTTTTTGAACCACCAGACGACAACGATGACGACAACGATCGCCACAACCCCAATCAAAATAGTTCGATCGTGCATTTAACTTAGTGCTAAAACACTTCGTTTTATTTTCCTCCCGTTCTTCGTCCAATCACAAGGTAGAGAATTCCGTAGCCGATTAGCATCAGCAAGACTCCCACACCGACTAAAACTGCAGCGGTGCGAAGAGCATTGTATACGACAGTATTACTGAGCTTATAGCTGTTGCTTTCAACGCCCGCGATGATGGCGCCTGTCAAGAGCAATGAAAGCGAAAGAATTGCCAGAATGATAACAGTGATTCCTAGCGCTTTGGCATTCCCGTATTTCTTCTTGCGTTGATACATGAAGAAAAGCACGAGAGTCGCCAAGAAAAGTATCACGCCGATAATCACGGTAAAACATGATGCCAAAAGTGTGCTTCTAGCCGCACTATTATCTGCTTTTGTCGATTGAATTCCAGTGATGGAAGCAGAAATCCCTCCTAATGTCGCTCCAACACCTGTCACGATGACTCCGGCAAGAACGCCATAGAAGGACATCGCATGTCTTTACTTGCTTAATCTCTTTTTTACGAATAGTTTCTTAAACATGTCGGGATCACTTGAAGACAAAGCTTCAGCAAAGTCGGCAATCACATCGCCATGACAAATAGTCTCTTTTGGTTTGACTATTTGAGGACTCGAACGACAAGAACAGTGGAGAGTATTATTTCTCAACCTGTTGAGACGCTTAGCCCACAAGTAAAAATCATCAAGTATCAAAGACTTGAGATGCTCTCTGTATAAATCTGGCGTGTCGAAAGGATTATACCACACGCTTGTTTCTACGTCTATCCTGAAGCCGCCGCAACCAGGACCATCAACGATTGGACGTTTGGGATACCAATCGAACCAAATTGGTCGTCTATCTGGCTTCGCATTCCATTCACAAAGTGATCGTTTTCCGATCCTCAAGAGATTGCGATTTGATTCTCTTGCTGGGAACAATCAGATTGAGATATTGATCCATCACGAGAGGAGGCTCGGAAAACTCATTGCTAGGAAAATCGAGATCAGAAATGTCAAGCAAGGCGATGTACTTCTGGGAAGCATGCTTTTTCTCAAAACGATACTCGAATTCATCGCACAAAGCTTGACCATGTTGCAACAACCAGAGGAAATTAGCAGATGATTGAAGTAGCCACTTGACAATTCTGCCGCCTGGATTGTAGGATTTGCAAATTGCTAGTTCAGTGTCCGGAACCATGACCCGATAAGCTGTGGACAAGAGTTGAGCCGCCTCGGTAGGCATTTTGCGAACATGAACGTCGCTCAAAGCTTGGGCCGCCTTGGTTGGATCGTAGTCTACAAAAAACAACTGCATTTAGATCACAATCGTATCCAAAAATAGGTAATTCACTTGTGGTCCATAAGGACCTTGAGTTATTTTTATGTGATGCTTACAGGTTCAGCATGTGAAAGATATCGCGGGAGTGCAGAGAGAGCAAATAGCGGCACAAAAGTCTCTCCACATCGAGCGGCCATCTGTTGACGCAACGAAGATAGCGAATGGCCAGCACCTCGTGGGGAGGAACTCCCGCAACCATGGGATAGTAGCTCTCGCCATAGTAGTCTCGGGGAGCGATCGGACGGGGGCAGTTCTGACCAAAGCCTTGGGCACCCGGGCTCTCCACTTTCCAGTACTTGGAGGCTGGAGTGTCGCCGCAGAACTTGGGAACGAGGGGCGCCGCAATCGACTTGCAGTTCTCTTCCCACAGTCTCGAAGCTTTGAACATATCTTCTCCCCCGAAGAATTCTACACAGAACTCTTTCCTGAGCTTGTCGTCCATGAAGAACTTGCGGAGCGTCGTCTGATTGACGTTTCGGAGATCGCCCAGGTTGCGGAACTTGCCAAACAGAGATCTGTGCAGATCGCATTGCTGGGTGCAGAAGTCCTCGTAATTGCTGAGCGCGATCGTGATGTTCGGCAGACCCGTCATCGCACATCTCAGATTGGTCCAGATGCTGTGATGTTCTTTGTCTTCCTCGTCGGCCTCCACACTGGCAAACTCGTAGTCGGCTCCAAGTCCCCCTCCGCTCTGAACGATGTACAGAGAGTCGCCAATATTCACGAACGCCTCTCTGATTTTCTTGTGCTCGGGATGCTGCCAGCCGAACTCAGCCTGACTGTTCTCCGGATCGACACCGGTGAGAAAGCAACTGAATCCCTTCTGCTCGACATACTTCGAGATGCGATTGACCATCGCAGGACTGCGTCGATGGAGATCGAGCGGAAAGCCCTTGATGAGCAAAGACAGCATGCCAGGTAGCGTCCCTTGCAACCCAGTGGCGGGAGACCAGATGAACTGAGACGGCCACAGATCGAAGCAACCCGGAATCATGTCGTGACGTCCTGCCGGGTACAAACGGCGAATGATTTGCAACTTAACGTAGGGTCTTTGCGCATTGCTATTACGTTCGAAAGTGGTGGCTTGCGTCGTGGTCGTGACTTCGATCTCTCCGTCCAAGTTGGCTTCGATGATCTTGGCGGCCTGTCTCATCACCATCTCGGCCGCTTCGGCATTCTCGGCGCAAACGAACAGATCCCAATCTGCGCGGTAAGCCGGCTTACCGCTAGACAGGAGCGAGACGATACTGCCTCCCGCCAGAAAGAGCTGTCCGGGGAACTCATTCAGAACCTTGACGACCAGCGGGCAATACTGCTCGAGGAGCTGTCGGAAGCGAGTATCACTCAAACGCTTGTCCCAGCCTGTCTCAAAGAAGCCCGTACTACTGGAGGCAACTCTGGGGAACTCGCCGTCATCTCGATGGTCTCCAGCGTCGTGCTCTGCGGGGTCCAAGTCTTCCTCATCCGATTGGTACGGAGACGGAACTCGCGGCTGAAACTGTGCTGGGCCCATGATCTGACCAATTTGCGGCTGAAACGGCATCGGCGCGGTGGTCTGAGCGGTCTGACGATCGTTCCAATCCTCTACTACCACTCGCATTTGGTCAGCGGTGAACAGTTGGTAGCAACCGGTCATCTTCTCGAGACGATGACGGGTCAAAGCGGCTTGAATAATCGAACGGAGAGTGGTATAGTCACTCATATTGCTCGTATCTTGTGTAAGATTCAAACTACATGTTTTTCTAATTTTTATAACTCATTTTATGATGAAATTGCTATGGCCGTCATTTCAACATGTTCGAGCTATGAAAGAACAAAAATTGTTCGAACATTACGCGGCAACTAATTGCCTTGCACTATTTTTGTCCAACTAGTTCATGCCAATAGTCATCTACTGCTTTCTCACTGGGAGGACCATCCGTATTCACAATCTGACAACACAAATCCACCAAATGAGCGATCACATTTCCATGACAAGTGGGTACACTTTCATCTTCACACGGAGGACGCCAGCAACCCAAAGTCTTACCTTCAAGTGAGACTAGTTTTGGAATCCAAGTGTGAGGATCATCTGCCACCCACCTGTATAAATCACGTTTGAAAGCGGCTATGGCAACATCTCGTCCCAACGTCTTGACGTTATGTTTGTTCTCCCATTCTGATTCCTTGAGATTCCACCCGCCTTGCGTTTGTTTTCTCCCAATATAGACATCACAGTTTTGTACAATGACGCCTCCCTTGATCCTTAAACGAACCACGACTGGTTTCGACATTTTCACACAAAATGATTTGGCTAAATAATCGACATGCCTCAAAAAATGGAGGCAATGATTTTATCAAACATGTGGAGCGAAAAGCAAATTCACGATTTGATTCTATTGTGCATACGTCACGAAATCAAATCGGTTTCCGTTCTGCATGATTTTTGTGACACAAGTGAACTACCAAGGTGCTTCAAAACTTTGTTCACTCTCACTTCGATTGGGTCGATAATCTTCGTCACAAAAAGAAAACGTGTGAAGAATTGTTTGAACTTCATCTTGGATAAAGATTGGCTCAATAAATTCCAACATAATGGAAGTCCGTTTTGAGACGATAGATGGAACCGTCATCGATCCTCCCGAGTATGCAAATTGGACTCTCGCGTAATACTTTTTGCGTCAAAATTCGATAGAGTTTTCGCGCAAAAAGTGCAAAACTGTTTTCACTATATTTCTCGCCAAGAAGATCAACATCGATCGCGACGTTTGCAAAATGATTGCTCGCATGATTTGGAAAACAAGAGGAATGTCAGTTTGGAGAAAGAAATGACTGGCCAATTTTGTGTCAAAATGTGATCAAAAGATGCAAGCTTTTTTAAGCATAGTTTGTTCCAACCAGTCCGTATACGATGGTATTCAAATTGATACCATTGCAGTGGACGTTTGGTCTACATCAAAATGGGGCCAAAAGAACATCGTTGATTTGATCTTTTTGTGTCGCAAGCATGCAGTCAAACGATTGATCTTTGTTCCTTCCAGTGCCAGAACCACTTGGCGTCCAAAATACACCAAAAATTGTGCACATTTGCCTCTCTTGCTGAAGGAAATCGTGGTACATCACAATGGGAACGACCTTCCTCACGATTTACAATCACTATTTTTTGAAGCAAACATCGCTTCAATTCGATGCATCATATTGACGGAAGATCGTGATGCAATTCGAAGCCGAGTGAGGTCATTCTATGATTTCGTGTATAGCGAAAAGTGGCTTAAACATGCCAAGACAGAAAATCTCACTGTCAGGAAAATTTCATGCTCTTCTTACAACGGACCAGTAGACAAAGATTTGATGCCTCCCAAAGATTTCATTCCGGCGAGAGAAGTGATCAAAATTGTTGAAAGCAACAGAAGAGCTTGGAGAAATTGCTGCTTGGCCACAATTTTGTTGGTCTCAAAAAGGAACGAAATGTTGAAACCGATGGATATCAATGTTCGCAAAATGATAGCTCAACAAGTTTGGGCAACGAGACAAACCAAGGTGTGGAAAAGTGTTCCTCACTTTTTGCAAGAGCTGATCGATAGAAAAAAGAAATAATACGAGGAATTCACAATTCTTAGTATTTGATTAACCAAATTTGAATCAAAGTATGCGCAAAATGGCAGTCACTTTACGAGCAGTATTGGCCAATCCGGGAAGACATCTTCCGAGAGCTAGAAGAGCGAACTTTCATAGTCTCGAGGTTGTAGAATGGAGTTCTAGCAAATGGACAATCGACCATACCCTCTTGTTGATTCGAGTTTGTCACAAGTTTAAGGTCGAAGATCTCTTCTACGAGGCATCATTCAATGATCGCGATCCGGATGACTGGGCTGAACAACCGAGTCCAACAGAATGGTCTCCATTCTTATACGATTTGAGAGAAATTCAGATCCGCATTGGTATCCACGAGATACCAATGGATATGAGCATCATGTTCTCACGATCGCGAGTCAGAAAGCTCGTCTTTCATCTTTGCCACACTTACAGCTACTATACCAATCGTTTGAACAAGCATATTGTACCTTTCAAACAACTAGAGAGAACCAGAGTGTTAGACGAGAATTATAGTCTTCTGTCTTTCTCGGTTTGGCTTCATGGTGGACGATCAGCTCCTCTCAATTCGGCACATTCGTAGCATCATCGATCGTAACGAAGTTTGTCAAAATCGTTGTCAACAAGCCGTCATTGCGCTTCTAGTTCTGAGGAAAAGAAGGTGCAAGAAGATCGATCACAACTTGCTTGGAACTGTTGCTCAAATTGTTTGGGAAACAAGGGGAACTAAAGTTTGGAAACCAGAATGAACATTGCGCGAGACGATTAGTCTCTAGCATGATTTTTACCACGGAATCTCTCCGCCATTCGTTTCTGCTTCTATCATGGCGAGCACGAAGACTTCCGATGGTGAAAGAATCTCACCACCTAGTCGCGGCAACTGGTATGGGAGCTTGTTGAAATGAACGAAGCACGTCAAGTTGATGCGGGCAGTTTTGACACCGGGTTGTTTCGCGATTCCGTGCGTGTAGTGATGATTGGTAGTCGGATCGAAGATGAAAATGTCTCCCGCAGAGAGATCAAACGAGTGCGGAACCGATTCTGCGACCGCTTTGACACCTTTCTGCAAACTTGGCGTCAAAGCGGTCGCAGAATCGGTTCCGCAC